CGCAAACAATTAAGGACATATTTGTTTCGGCTATTCCCAGTGTGTTAAGTAAATTAGTGTGTGAGAGCATTAACGTATTTGATTGCACATTCGAGTTAACGGAAACCGAAATGAATTCAACTTTAGTGTTTCGCGAGGAATGTTCAATACCCGATGTGAGAGTCGGTCTCAACCATGGACTGTTAGCAGTTCGATACGAAATCAAACAAACATATCGCAGAGGCTGTACGGTCATTTGCGAGTGCTAAAAACAAATAATCATGGCATATTATCCATCGGGTTGTGATGAAAATATTACCGCCCACAGTTGTGGTACTTGCGGCGTTGAGTTATCTCGCGTTAGAGGAACTGCATTTATAAATAAAAGCTATTACCCAACACTATCTACTGACTTCGAAGATGAAGCATTGTGGAATGCTGGCATAGCATCAGGAGCAATCATTGTTTACCCTGAAACACAAGGCGAATTTGATGGTGGAACACCTAACATGGGCCAAGGTTATGGCGATACAGAAGAGAGTTTAAATTCTTACACTTTCTTATTGTCATTCAAAGACCCTAACTATGTAGGTAATAGAAACCATTACAATAGCGTTAAAGGCTCACGTAATTTCCACGTAGCTTTTAGAAGTGAAACAGTGCTTGCCATTAGTGATGAGCCTTGCACAATCGTACCAAAAAATCCAATTGCTAACGACTTAAAAGTTGAGCGCACTTGGGATGTAGAAGTTAAGTGGACCAGCGATAATTTCCCAGAGGAAAGCGCTATTCCATCTAACTTGTTTACTTGTTACGTAGTTTAATCATTGGCGGTAACACCCCGTAAGGTGGCCGCCTTTAATACTTTAAAATAATGGCATTCTATCCATCAAATTGCAATACTATTGAAAGTCATTTTGCTTGCGGAACAAGCGGAAGCGGTGGGTGCACAAGCATCGAGCTTGCACGCGTTAGGTCGGTGGCATTGATACACAAAACATTTTACCAACAGTTAATGACTGACCCCGAATCGACTTTGATTTGGCAAACGGGCATTACTGCGGGAATGATAATCGTTTTGCCGCAAACACATGGCGAGTATAACGGTGGAAGTCCTATTGTTGGGCGTGGCTTTGGTTGGAGTGATGAAACATTGATTGCCTATAATTTTGAAGTAAATTATAAAGACCCCGATTACGTTTCTAACTTACCACATTACAATTCAATTACGGGAAGCAGAAACTTTTACTTAGCATTTTGCTCAGAAACATTGATGAGAATTTCACAAAGACCAGGCACATTGATTGCAAGTAATCCCGTTGCAAATTCATTAAAGGATGAGGTAAACTTTGTATTGAATTACAAGTGGATACACGATAAGATGCCATTGGAGTTTAGCATTCCAGATGGTGTATTTGTTTGCGCTCCATCAGTTGTTTATGGTGCAAGTTTTGACAATAGTTTTGATGAATCATTTGATATACCTTAGACATGGCACAAAAGAATAGGGCAAACATGCTCACAGATATTGTAAGTAATATCTACAACAATTTAATAAACTTTATAACGGGCCAAAATGCGCAAGATAGGTTTGTAAACTTGCTCGACAGTAGTCCAAATATATTAAGTGATGCAAGTCAAGCAAATGGCTATGTGTCAACGGATGCAAATAATGAAATGTTTTCAAGTTATTACGATGAAGAGATTTCAAGAGCCGATTTAATTAGTGACTTAACTGCGAACTTAGCGGTTGGTGGTAAGTTTTACAGAATAAATGATGCAGTTGGAACAACTATAACATTGTTGGTTATTGCCGAAAGCAATATAAATTTATATCCATTTGGAATCGATGCCACAACTGGGGAGATAGGAACGTATGATATTACTACCGATGTATTTTCTCCTATCGTTAGTAGCACACAAACATTAGCACAAACATTAATAATAGGTAACACTTCTGGTGCAAACGATATTGAGTTCGATGCTACACAAGGTTTGTTGTTTGACAACACATCGAGGTTAAGAGAGGGAACAATTGATGCAGGACTTGGAGGATTAAAAGGCATTGCTCAGATATGTGGTGCTGGTTATGAGTTAAAGTGGGAGAATGGTAGGTTGTATGTGATGGGCAGTTCGGGGAACACCATTAGACAATCTTTGTATAATTTGACCACAACTCCAACGGTTACCGATGATGACACATTAGGATATTCAGTTGGTTCATTATGGACATTGGATGATGGAACTGTTTATGTTTGCAGCGATGCAACTACGGGAGCTGCGGTGTGGGCAATCGGTGGTATTCCCGACCTCCAACAAGTAACTGATGTAGGATTTACAACAACAAATAGATTAGTTTCAGATGATGGGGCAGGCAATTATACGGAAATAGGCAATGGTGAAATACAAATAGCAACGGGCAACATTGGAGATGTAATTATTGATGCATCTTTAGTAACTGCAAGTTACACAGCACAACTGCCCGATAAGCCAACAAGCCCGCAAACATTTGCAATGATGAGTGATATTGGCGCTGGTGGTGTTCCTTATACTGGTGCAACTGCCGATGTAGATTTAGGAATTCATTCATTAACTGCTGACACAATAGGAATAGGTGTTGCCGCTGGTGCTGAAAAATTGCATATTGATGGGGGGGCTACAACTACACGAGTAAAAATTGATGCAGATAATGGAGTTAATAGAATTTTGTCTTTTAGAACTGATGATCTTCAACGATGGGCATTACGTGTTGATGGCATAGAAAGTGGGGCAAATAGTGGGGGTGATTTTCAATTAAGAAGATATAATGATGCAGGAGCGTATATAGATAGCCCAATAGCTATTAATCGTGCCAATGGAAACATTACAACTGCTCAAAATATAAATGGAGCAACACCAACGGAATTAGGTTATTTAAGTGGTGCAACAAGTGCGATTCAAACGCAATTGAATAGTAAAGTAACAGTATTTGCATCGGGCGCTGATGGAACTGCATCATCGGGAACATCCAACACTATAAGCATTTCAGTATTAATACCTGCTAACACATTTGCAGTTGATGATGTCATACGAATCAATCATAGAGTAAGAGCAACTGGCACAACTGCAACAAGGGAAACAAGGGTTTATGCAAATACAACTAATGCAATAGCAGGCGCAATAGTAGTGTCAACTGCAAGTTTAACAAATACAATTTTAGCAGCTAATATGCAACGATTTTTAGCTATTAAAAATGCAACCACAAACACAGAAGTAATAACTGCCACAACTAATCTATTAACCGATTATAACAACCTTACTACAGCAGTATCAACACTTGCAATTAATTGGACTGTTGACCAATATATAATCTTTGCAGTAAACGCAATTAATGCAGCAGATAGCATTCGAGCAACAATGTATTCAATAGAAAAATTATGATAATATACGGACAAAATGTAACGAGCAATTACTTTGCTCAAATAGGTGATAACGGTTGCCACATCGAACTTGACTTTGACATTAGATTTGTTTATTTGGCAGACACTGGCTATGCAACAATGGAAGAATTACAAACCGCCATTGAGGCATTAACATTCCCTAAAAGATAATGATACATTCCCACCACCCCGACAATAGCATATTAGTCATCATTACAAGCGTTATAATTCAAGCGGGTGTATGGACTTCAGATTGGTTCGGAAATATGAATCTAACTGGCATCTATGACACGATTTATGACTTTGCAAAGTTAGGTGCATTAGTAGTGTCGATGTGGGCTTCTTATCGTGTTGCCAAGAAAAACAAGAATGACTAATCAAGAAATCGTAGCACTCAAACCATTGATATTAGTATTATTTGTTTTGTTTGTTTACCTTGTTGCAATGCTATACCAATACAGAGCAATAGCAAAGAATGTAGGTAAGTTTTTTAAAGGCGGTGTTGTTGCGTTGTTAGTAATGCTGGGCATCATTGATGACCAAAAATAAAACTTACTTATACATACGAATGCTATACTTGATTGCCTTAATAATGTCGCAATGATACCAGATTGTTTCATTATCGATAAGCATACAAGTATGCCCCATCATAGCATATTCAAACCTATCTTTATCAATAGGATATTCTTTCAATAAATCTTCTATTTCTGCTTTGATAAAACCATATTCATACTTGGTTGGATAGTTGTTTACTCTTTCTGCAATGCTCATAATTACTCTTTGTTTTCTGGAAAATATTGTTTTAATTTATCGGTATAATCCTTAAAAAATATAAATATAAATTCAGTTATTTCTAACTTGCTCAATAGTTCGTTGTCATCGGTTAACACAATAATAGTAGTGTCTGTCATTTTTTCTTTAATCAATGTTTTAGTAGAGTAAAAGTACTTTATTCTAACCTCTTTAACATCAAACACAAAGACCTCATCATTATATTCGTTAGTTGGAATGTCAATGTATTCCAACAAATCTTTGTCAAATTCTTTATCAAAAATAGGCTGTATGCAATCCATTATAATGAATGATGTATTATCCATTATCGTTGGAATTAGTGGTTAGTGAGTGATTTATTATACACTCATTGATAACTTTTCTATCCTCATAGTAGTTAAACATTATAAAACCGCTAATGCCTTGCTGAAAGTTAATTTGCACCCAAGCCGATGATGGGCTTAATGCAGGGTAGTTATAATAGTTAAATCTTTGTGCAGTTGAATTGTCAAATAGGTATTGATGTGAATCTCCTTTGCTAAATTCAATGATTCCTTTTAGCCCATTTCTATCAAGGTAATTATCAATCTTGTTTTCTTGAATCTTATCTAATTTTGGCTTAAATCCAAACTTTAAACTGACTGAATCTTTTCCGTGACTTAAAATAAAAATATATTTACCGACCTTGTAAAATTCAATAAACTTTCGTAAATTAATAACACTAACATTAGGCATCATCATTTCTATTGCAGTCTTAAATGCAGAATTAACGATGTATCCAAAGCTACCAGCGTGGTTGTCCTCACATACATTGTGGCATATTATTTTATCATAATATGGAATCAATGATTGCACTAATTTTATTTTAAATCTTAAGCCAACATCGAACGCTTTTTGATTATCCATATTTTGCGGTAAATGATGACCTTTCCTAACTGTTTGCCCATCGTAGCCATCTAAAAAATCACCAAGTTCATCAATGTATAAAACCTTTGATTTTCTATTTGTGATAGTATGTGAAATCATTTTATCACACATTTTAAAAAGTTCATCCTCATTCCAGATGCCACCATAAAGTGAGTAGTCTGAAATCATCATTGCAATGTGCGTATCGGTGTAAACTAATCTATCGAATAGGCATTCGTTAACCGATGGATTTTTCTTGTACTCAAATGGCTTAATTTCGCCAAATAATTTCTTAAAATCTATATCTTCAACCTTAACCTCATCAGGCTTTTTGTAATTAGGATTAACAACAAACAAAGATGCTTCCTTGTTTTTAATCCACATATTCTTTGTGGAGGTATTTGGAACATCTAAATTGTTTGTGGCATTATAAATGCCCTCGTGTTGGTCCAGTATTCTTTTTTTATGCCGTTCAATATAGCGCCTAAACGACCTTACTTTCGGGTCTTGCTCTCTGGTTGCAGTTGTGTTTAATATTTTAGCAACTATTTCGGAGCAAGCCAAACCCTGCTGGAGCATTTCAGCTACAATCGAATCGTATTTGTAGAATTCTGATGTAACTTGTGGCATATGTTATAGGTGTTAATCTAACGAAATTGCGTTGTCTTGCAAAATCTCAAAGAATTTTTCTTGAAATCGTTCTGCTAATTCGTATTCTTTGTCGGTTAAGTTGCCATTGTATTTGATTTCATCACGCATAAATTGTTTGAAATCCCACAAAACACAGTACATAGCACTTGCTTTTACTGCTAATTCAAAGTCACCTTTGTCATCAGGTAGATTAAATTTTAATGTTGCTTCCATTGAGCAAAGATAGTGATTTATTGATACAAATAACAAAGCCCTCACATTTCTGCAAGGGCTATGAACTTAACTAACATTGAACGAGGCAAAGATAATAATTTATTTTAATCCTACAAACAACCAAAGCATAAACATTGCCCCACCAACACACCACGCTGCTATTTTACCTTTGCGTTGTTGCTTTGTTTCCTGCTTGCTAACTTTTAAAAGTAACGAATCCGTTAGGTTTTCCGCTTTGTAGTTAACTATTAAAGAATCCTTAATAGTTGATACCGAATCACACAACTGAAACGCATTAAATAAGGCTGCATAACTTGAATCTTTAACATTGATTATCTCATCGCATAACACAAATACTGTGTCACACTCTTTTGGTAGCGTATTACGCAACTTCTTAAGCAAAGCTATGTTGGTGTTGGTTAAAGATATTTCACGTTGTCTAATCGAATCTTTTGCATTGTTGGCAACTTGCAGTCTTCGGTTAACTGATTCCAACTGGTTAAGTAAAATAGCCTGCTCAATGCCAAATTGTTTTTTCATTAATTCCGCTTCTAATTTGTAGTCAAATGGGATAGGCTTTGGGTTGTCTTTGGCGCAATGGTTAAGACCGATTACTAACAATAGGCAAAGGACTGCGAATGTAATTATTTGTTGGTGTGGTTTCATATTGTTTTTTTTAAATTTTAGTAGTCAGGACAAGATTCGAACTTGTATGATAACTTATGAGCTGAACTTTACGGGTGTCTCAAGGTTACTCTACGTTATCTTTACTATTAACCTTTATTCATGCGTCTACATTCCGCCACCTGACTATTCATATTGTTATTATTAGCAACCATCCCCATCAATAACCGCAGTTTTGGTAGGTTTTTCGGTTGTGAATTTGGTTAAGAACTTTGTATTAATCAACAAGAAAGTCGCTGCCAAACCACCCCAAAACGCTTGCTTTAAAGTGATTAATCCTTGCGTTTCTGCTAACGCTAACGATGTTTGAATGAAAGGCAATAGAACGTAAATTAAGTAGTCTGCAATCTTCTTTAACTGCTTGTTGTCTGGGCTTCTGTATTTCTGTTTTAGATTCATAGTTTTTGATATTTATTCGTTAGCTTCAACAATGTCAATATTTATAAATGATTCTTTATCCAAGTAACGACCATTATTGTATTGATGTAAAAAAATAATTTGTTCTTCTTTTGTCATCTTTTTGCTAACTGTAAAAAATCCAGTGCCTAAAGTAGAATCGTTTTGTTTACTGGTTATTTTAAATCTATAACGAAAATTAGATTTTAATTCTTCTTGCATCATATCAATTAATTATTTGCCATTCAAATTTACCCTTAATATTCCATTCAAGCAAGGGCATTATCAAATCGTTTTTATCTTTGCGCCTAAAGTAAACGTGGTCAATCTTGCGACCTCCGATGACAATGAAATCAATCTTTTTAAAGGTAATTATTTCGTTACCATTCGTGTAGCGTGTGTTTCGTGTCATACGATGGTAAGTGTAAAAGATTCTTTGCCCATTATTTCAATAAGTTTCTTTAGCGCAGGTGTTGACCTCAACAGTTCAACTATCCCATCTCCGTTAATGTCACCATAGCCATTTCCAACACCAATGCAGCCAAGCAAATCGGGTTTGCGTGTCTTTGGGTTAGGGCTGCCGACAAAGTTCGCCTGATGCACTAAAATAAAGTCACGATTGGGAACATCTAAAATATGGTAGTGTCTTGGATACTTCTTTGATTCACGATAGACAACATTATAAACACCCTTTGGTATGCAACTTATTTGAGGTGCATTGTTCTTGTAAGGTAGTTCAATAGTGTCACAGGCAAATATTATTTTGCCATTTTCGTAACTAATCCACTTGCCCAGCGTTTGTTTGTCTTGTGGTATTCGGGTTATTATTGCTGATTTCATATTATTTTATAACCGTTTATTGCTTGATTTAATTTTCTTTTTTTAATTACAAAAGTATGATTTTTCCCTAAAAATTTTGAAGCATCACTTACAGATTCAAATGTAAGAATTTCTCCATCTTTTTCTAATTTAGTTTCAGTAAATCTAAATCTTTGAGTTCCTTTTGTTGATATTCCTTTGTTCCAAGCAGTATGCTTTGGAGTAAAAGGAGTAGGGCAAATGCCATCTTTTGAAAAAGTAAAATCTTTATGGAAATTACTTGAACCATTTAAAACTTTTGCCACCAATGTTTTGCTTAATTTTAATTCTTTTATCATTTTTGTTATTGAAGGATACTCTGCAATTAATTCTTTTGTTTTAAAATCAAAACAATAAACCTTTTTTGATTTTCTAATTCCATTAGTTATTTTGTTTTCTTCCGTATGTCTAAAATTAATAGAGCCATCACCTCCATTAGTGCCATTCATTAAATTAGCACCGCAAGATTTATACATAGCAATTAAATTAATTTCTTTTTTCTTTACTTCTTCAAAATCAAATGTAGAATCCAGTTCTATTGCACATATTTGCTTTTCATTTCTTAAATACTTTTGAATCCATCTATCTTTTTTTGTTTTTAAGTATTTGCTTTCAGAAGTATGCTCATTAAGTCTTGTTTGTATTTTCTTTTTTGTAAAACCAATATACCTAATTAATTCTTGCCCATCAACATAAAGTCCATATACTTTATAACATATTTTACTTCCTTTATTTATTTCCTCATTTCTACCATTATCAAATGCTTTATCCATCTGCTCCTTTTCCATTGCTTTGGCTTGTTCTAAAATATTACTTGGTAATGAGTAATCATTTTGCTTCCAAAGTGTTTCATATAACCATTCAACTGCGGTCATCTTACTTTCATCTTTTGGTTTCATTAGTCTTCTTTATTAAAATTTTGTTCATAATATTCTTGAGCATTGTATTGCTTTGGCATTATAGCCCTTGAATAGCCAACGTGATAGGCATTTATAATGTTTTGCTTTTCAATTTCTTTGGCTAACTTTAGCAACTTTTCATTAATTTCTATTTCGTTTGCTAACCAGTCAACTGCGCTTATTTGTTTTGTGGGCATCGTACTGTTTTTTTAAATTGTTTATACTCTTTACTTACGTGGCAACTATTGAAAAGCAACCAGATTACAATCATTAAGACACGCATAGATTCATTATATCAATCTCAATCGGTACTTCTATGCCCTCCACACCATCTTTCTCTGCGTAACTGTTAAGCAGATAGCCAATGGGGAATGAACATTTTGGTGCAACTCTAAAAGCATAGCCATCGTTAGCCTTACATTCAATGTAGTAACCCCAGTGCAATCTAACCTTAACTTTCTCACCGATTGCGTATCTACCTAATCTTTGAATGATGCGCTGACCTTTAATATACGCATAAAAGTATAAAACGCAATAGTTCTCTTCTTTGCGAATGCCTAAACGTATGCTATTCCAGTGATGCCAACCTCTGGAAAATCCGATTACTTTTTGCACTCCTTCGCTTTTCGCGAAATCAGAAATTATGAATTCGCACGATAGATTTGTTGGTTTGTATAGCAGTTTCATTTTTTCAACCATTGCTGCATAAAACCTGCACCACACACGGCACTGGTTAACGAGGCGCAAAAGGATAGTGTAAACGTAAGCAACTCGGAATTTCCAAAGAAAACCCCAGTCATAGCGAATTTAACTGCCCAAAAGGACATAAATAAGGCTGATAATGCCCATAAAATTAAGGATGGTTTTGTTTTCATAGTTTAAAAGTTTTCGGGATCTAATTCTTCGTTAAGTAATTGTTCTAATTTTGGGCTTAAATAAACTGGTGTGTTACCATTAGTAATATCCGTTAATACCCAACCACCTGTGATGTTGTTTTCGCGGTCATCATTTTCGTAATCAAAGTGCAATGTTAATGTTAGTGTTGTTGTCATGTTATTAGTTTTAAATTTTGGCAAATATAAAATAAAAATAATTAGCAAACAATTTTATTTTTAAAAATATTATTAGTAGGTTTGCGGTCTAAATAATTAATACTAACTAAAAACAACAAACAAAATGAACGAAATTAAAGAGAGTGAATATTTAAATGCAATTATGATTGTAAAAAAATACACAGAACAAATTAATCAAAAAACATTTAAGGTTTTACAAAAAACTGCAAGCACAATGACAATAAGAGAACTTAATACACTTGAATATTGCGAATTAAATAAAAATATGAGTGTCCGCCTTTGTCATATTCTTGGATATAACTTTCCTAATAAAAAACTTTGCGATATAACAAAAAGAGAATTTTTATCTATTCGTCATGTTGGTAAAAAACTTTGGAGTGAATTATGCGAAATAAACGGAATTGAAGATTAACTAATTTAACAACTAACAAAATGAAACAACTTATCCAACGCTTACTATTCGGTTACCGAAACAACCCCGATGCGTACACTCCCAAAGGAGGCGCGAAATTAACTTACAAAGGTGGCAATGCAGAGGCCATACATTCAGCACTTGTATTAATGCAATATAACATACGCAATGCCGAAAAAATCAATTAAACCACGCAACAGAAAGATAAGCCGCTATATTAGTGATGCTTACGTTAACATCATTAGACCCGATGTAATAGACCCACAACACTGGGATATGTGGCTAAAACACAATTCAGGACTTACGCAAGTTGAAATTGCAATGTTATTCCACGTAAAGAAGTTTGAGGTGGTCCAAATACTTGCAACGGTTGTGGAGCTTCTAAAATACAAACCAAAAATTATCGAAAAGGAATGGACTCAAGAGTTTCGTGTATGGATAGATGGGCAGTTGTTTAGAGATAAAATAAGGGCCAAACTACATGCCGCTTATAAGGTGGCTAAAAAAACGAATAGTAATCAGTTATTAATAATGTCAGAAGTATGATAAACTTTCACAACTGCGACAATATGCAGTTTATGGCTGATGTGCCTGACAAGTATTATGAACTTGCCATTTGCGACCCTCCGTATGGGATAGATGCGGCTAAAGGAACATGGGGAAGTACAAACAAAGGCAAGGTTACTAATTACGGAAAAAAGAAATGGGATAAGAAACCACCAAGTAAAGAATATTTTATTGAGCTGCAGCGAATATCTAAAAATCAAATTGTTTGGGGCGCTAATCATTTTATAAGTAAAATACCATTTGATTCAAGTTGTTGGATTGTTTGGGATAAACTAAACACTGGCGATTTTGCTGATTGTGAACTTGCTTATACTTCATTCAATACTGCAGTTAGAAAGTTTGAGTTTAGGTGGAACGGAATGTTACAGCAAGACATGAAAAACAAAGAGCAACGCATCCACCCCACCCAAAAACCAGTTGCCCTTTACGAATGGCTCTTATCAAAATACGCAAAGCCAAACGATAAAATCATTGACACTCATGGAGGCTCTGGAAGCATAGCCATAGCAGTTGACAAAGCGAACACATTAGACAAAACAAACTATTCACTTGACATTATTGAACTCGATAAGGATTACTTCGATGCCTCACTTAACCGATTTAAACAATACAAATCACAAACAACATTATTTTAATATGAACATAACCGCAGAACAACCCCGCATTAAACCAAGCAAAGAACAACTTAAACAAGAATACAAACAGATGTTGGCACTTGTTGAGCATAATGGATCAAGGCCAGCGAAATGCAACCCGATAACCGAAGCCGCTAAACAATTTGGATACACTCGGCCAGGTATTGCGCGGTTAATGAATGGTAAAGTTGACCGTTGGAAGCCTCAACATTTTGCTATTTATGATTTTCTTAAAGCATATTTAACATAAATTAACTACTTTGCTCAAAATAATATTTTTAGGTAATGATATTAAAACTATATTTGCACTCATAATTACTAACAATAAAAACAAACTAACATGAACACAATCAACATCATCACAAAAGTATCAACCACAACAACGTGGCAAATCGAAAATTCTAAAGAGCGTATCGAATACGAATCAGACAATGAAACATTCTACGTATGGAATAAAGACAACGAAATAACCGCATCAATAGACCGTAAAGATGCATTCTGGACTATGCAACTATGCGACCTTGCAGTTAGCAACGACAAGCACGAAATTAACTTGCAATTCAACGATTACATTCCGCACACCTCATTCTTATCAATGGTATTAACCGATTTTTTACACAAAAACAAATAAATAAACAATTATGACAATCAAAGGCACAATTAAGCGCATTGGCGCAACGCAAACAGTTAGTGATGGAAAGTTTTCCAAGCGAGAATTAGTACTCACAACAGCAGACCAATACCCACAAATCGTATCAATCGAATTGCAGCAGAAAGCCTGCTCAATAGCGGATGACTTGAAAGTAGGTCAGGACATTGAAGCTCACATCAACATTCGTGGTAGAGAGTGGACATCGCCACAAGGTGAGGTTAAGGTGTTTAACACTATTTCGTGTTGGAAAGTGGATGCAAATCCGTTTACGCAGACAGAAGACCCACAAGTGGAGTATTCAAAGCCAAGTGCACAAACAAGTAATGATGATTTACCATTTTAATAACAACTAAAACAAATAACAATGAACACACAAGTATCAGTAGTACAACAGTTGCCAATATCAGAATTAATGAATTTGGCAAAAGCATTCGCAGAGAGTGGAATGTTTTCAGACACAAAATCAGCAGCACAAGCAATAGTGAAGATTCAAGCAGGTCAAGAAATCGGCATACCTCCATTTGCCTCAATGACTGGCATCCATATTATTCAAGGAAAGCCAACCATTGGTGCTGGTCTTATTGCATCAAGATTAAAAGGTAGTGGTAAGTATGACTATCGTGTTGTAGAAGCATCTGAAAAAGTTTGCAGCATTGATTTCTATCAAGGTAACACAAAAATAGGTAATAGCACATTTACTATTGAAGATGCTAAAAAAGCACTTACAAAAAACATTGATAAGTTTCCTAAAAATATGCTATTTGCAAGGGCAATTAGTAATGGTGTTAAATGGTATTGCCCAGACATATTTAGTGGGCCAGTGTATGTGCCTGAAGAAATGCAAGTAGTAACAACTGAAGAGGCTACACACGTTGAAGTTGACACAACTATTGATGAAATAATTAATGATATTCAAGTGTGTGTTTCACTTGATGAAATCAAAGCGGTATGGAAAAAGTTAACCCTTAACCAAAAAACAGACCTACGAGTATTAGCAGCAAAAGATGATATGAAAACCAAATTAACACCAGCAAACTAATGAAACTAACAATTTATCAAATCGAACAAAATTACAATCAATTAGCAGAGCAGTTAATTGACAACGATGGTGAACTAACACCAGAATTAAGTGAGCAGTTAGCAATCACAGAAGAACAACTGCAAAACAAATCAGTTGCATATTCATTTGTCATCAAGCAAATGGATGCAGATGTGGACATTATTGATGCTGAAATTAAGAGGTTGCAGGCAGCGAAAAAGCAACGTGAAAAAGCATCTGAATATCTTAAAGAGAGAATAAAACACGCTATGGATTTATTTAGCATTGAAGAAATCAAAACACCTTTGGTAAAGATTAATTTTCGCAAATCGGAAACTGTTGAGGTGGATGATATCAATGCTTTGCCTGCTGCATTCAAGGTAGTAAAGGTAACCGAACAAGCCGATAAGGCTGCAATTAAGGCAGCATTAAAGGATGGTGTTGATGTTGCTGGATGCAGTATAGCAACACATCGTAATTTGCAGATTAAGTAATTAATTTATATATTTACAAAGTTGTTTCGGTCTCACATTTAGAAACATAAAAGTATTGGCCCTTATAGAGGCGCAAGGAAGTGAGACCCCTTGCAAATCTTTAAGGGCTTTTTTAATTTTATACACAATGTACACATATTATTTATGCAATGATGGAGGATTTAATACTATTGAACTTCCTATTTTAATTTTTCCAAATTCAGAATTTCACTATGATGAATTTTTTAGTAATTACAAAGTTGAAAAGCACGAATTAAATGACAATGATGAATTAATAATTATTTGCGAAAAAATTTATTAGCCAATGAAAATATTTTTTATAAAATCCCCAAGCGGAATAGTTTACACACTAAACGCTGAATCAAAGTTTCACGCAATTCAAAAGGCAATAGTTAAAGATGACTTTAAGTATAATTCAAAGCAATACAAATGAATCCTATTTTTAACTATTACGAAGCGGATATAAAACGTAGCACTCCACTTGGTAGTGTTACGCTTGAATATCTAATTAACGCAATTAGAACACCTAAAAAAGACATCCGCAATGTATTTGAGGAGATACGTATTGCAGAGGAAAAAAAAGACATGGCCAAAAAGCAAGCATTAAAGTCAAAGCTATACTCATTTACTCCATGTGTTTATGTTGATGGGCCACGTAAGTATTCCAACATTCAACACTGGACTGGATTACTTGTTTTAGACTTTGACCATTTGGAAAGTGATGTGGCGGTTGAATTTAAAGAGTATTTATTTAATGAATATAAATACATAATAACCGCGTGGCTTTCGGCTTCGAGGCATGGTGTTAGGGCTTTAGTTAAGATTCCGATTTGCACTTCGGTTGATGAATTCAAACACTATTATGCAGGCATTGAGCGACACCTCAACTGTTACAATGGGTTTGATACCGCGCCAAAAAACTGCATTTTACCGATGTTTATCAGTTACGATGCCGACATTCTACACAGAAACGATGCGCAAACTTGGTCAACAAAATACATTGAAATTGTTAGGCCCGCAGTAAAACAATACATAATTGATGACAA